GAACGCGCCCCTCTGTGAAAAAGCACCTCAGTTCGCACCGGTTGCAAAGCGGTGGGCTGCCTGCTCCTGTCAATCAACCCTCTGATCAAGAGTTGGTTGCACACGAACGTTTTGGTGTGTTCGAGCAGTATCTGGTCGGTGAACCGCCCGAAGTCGTGGTGCTCGGAGAGCATTTTGTCGTAGCGCAATAGGACGGTCTTACGAAGCTGATTGCCGTCCAGCAGGCTTGAATTGGTTTGGGCGAAAATTCTGTGTGTGAGGAAGTACTCAGCCAACGTGGCATACACGTCAACCTCCGTAGCGTGGGTGAAGGCTCCATTGAGCAAGTCAATGCAATCCTCCATCCCTTCTTCAGTCGCCTTCTTCCACGTCTGAAAGAACCACCGATTCAGACACATACTTGCGCGCTCCTTCACAAAAATGTTCGAGAGCACGTAACCGTCATTCGCGTTGTGTTTAATGACGGGTTCAGTCCGCAGAACCCCAACCGCCCTACCAAATTTACGCATACGATACATCATTTTGTCTTTTAACCTGGGACCATGTTCAGGTGAGTCAATCTCGTATTGCTCAAAGATCATCACTCGCTCGACGGTTGGATCGTCGAGGAGCTCTTGGCGCTCGCCGTGTGACACCACTATTGGACCGACAATTTCAGAAGCAGGCTTCTTCTCCTCTTCACGAGGGTTCGACGATTGCTCGTCGATAAGATCAATTAAGTCGGTCATCTTCTCCTGGGCGGAAATTTTGAGTTGCTCAGGAGAAACAATAGGTCCGTCATGCTTCGACTCAAATTCGTCAGATAACGACGAATCGGAGTCGGATGCTTCGTCTGGAGACGTCAACAGACTATCATCAGTGGAACAAGGAAGGGTTATGTGATTTCCTTCGATGTAGCGCTGATAATTATCTGGTACACTCTCGGTAGAGTACTCGCTGCAGGTGTCGCTCTCGATGTCGAATTCGACACTCTCAGCAACCTTCTCAAACTCGGCCTGTTCCACTGCGAAATCAATCATATCATTATACAATTTTATGGCGGTTT